CGTTAAAGTTCAGATAAAAACCCAAACTTTAACTTCAGTCGAGCGTTCTGTGACTCCTTCTGTTCTTCTTGAACTTGAGTTGGCTATGCGTAACGCTTGTCGGTATCAGTCGCGAAATCGCGGGCCTCGCGCTTCCCTAGGGAAGTTGCCTCGAGGTTGCCGCGCCTACCAGCAGCGCACGACAGACTTGGTCTGTCGGGCCGTTGCTTCATGGGAGGCCATTTCGGGACTCATCGCCCCTCCCTTTCTTTGGGAGGGTGTGTCGTGTTCTGATCTGGCGGCGGTCGTCAAGAAGTATCTCTCTTCCTCTGTTTCAGAGGATGAGGCGCTCCAAATGGGTTTTCAATCCATTAAGAAACTTCTTCCAGATTCCTGTCGGTGCATGGAATCGGGTATGTTGGACGACCTCGTTGATCGTTTGGGCAGGAAACCTCGTGTTCTGCCTCAAGGGTACACTTCGTTCGTGAAGAAAGAGGTGTCCCGGCTTTTCCCTAAGGGCTGGGACGCCTCTTACGAAGGGTATTGCCTAACGACTTCCCCCCCCCTCGCTGCTTGCAACGAGGCGGGTCGGGGCGATGGTGGTGCTTTGTCTGTTTTGTCAGGGCAGCATGACTACCTCGACCGTGTCCTTCACGGTCGTGGGGTCTTGTGTCCTTACTACGCAGGCAAGCTCATGGTCGTTCAGTCCGCCGGTAAACCGCGTCCTCTTTCGAAATTTCCCGCGGAGGCTTTGTTCCTTAAGCCTCTGCATAAGACAATATACGGGAATCTTTCGAAGAGGAAGTGGCTCTTGCGTGGGCCTCCTTCTTCAGAGGCTCTGCACCGGGCTGGCTTTACGATGGGGAGTGGCAGTCTTGTGTCTGGTGACTACAAGTCCGCCACCGACAACCTTCCGATTGAGGTCATGGAGATGGCTTTGGGCGTCATGCTTGATAATGCCTGCTTTGTTCCTAGGAACGTCGCAGAGTTGGCGCGCCGCGCTTGCCGGCCAATCCTTTTTTCGGAGAAGGAATCTCTTGAAGTGCGGGTTGGGCAGATGATGGGTTCTCTTCTATCTTTTCCCTTCCTTTGTCTTCAGAACTTTCTCTCTTTCCGCTGGGCTCTGTCCCAGTCGGGCTTTAGAGGTCATGTTCCCGTTTTGATCAACGGAGACGACATTCTCTTCCAGACGCCAACGGAATCCTTTCCGGATCGTTGGTTCTCTGTGGTTGCGGCGGTGGGTCTTGAGGTCGAGCAGACTAAGACTTCCGTGGCACGGGACTTTGGTTCTCTGAATTCCACGCTTCTGCGATGGGATTCTTCAGGTCGCCTTGGTCCTGTGTGGTCGCCTCGGTTCGGGATGCTTCGGCCTGCCGATCATCCCGGTTCCCTTGGTCGCTCCTTTTTGGAGTTCCTCAAAGGTTCCTCACCCGAGTTCAGATTCCGGGCCGGTAGGGTCTGGTTCGATTGGCACATTGGCGAGATTCGCTCGTGTGGTGTATCGTTGCCAGACCTCGGCTTCCGTGGTCTTTTGGCCAAGAGACTTGCGGGTCTCTACCACGTCTCGCACTTTCCGTCTTCAAGTTTTCCTAGTTACTTTCGTAGCCATGGGGTTTCGATGGTCGGGGACTTTGTCTCCCGCCTCGATTCCGCCTCGCTGAGTAAAGAGGAACTCTTTCAGTCTTCGGTGGAGATATCAGCTGCAAAGTGGTCGATCGGTTATTGTGCGGTCGATCGGGTTCGTGAGGCGATCTTGTATTGCCTCGCCCGGTCCGCCGCCAAGGGTGGTCGTAATGATTACCCTTCAGTCGACCTTTTGTATGCTGACCCAGGGGAGATTGGGTTCCGACTTTCGGGCCGGAATCGCGTCTCCTCCGTAGTTTCGCGTCGTGTTGCTGTGAAGCCTTATTTACAGCCTTTCGAGGTTGTTAAGGATATCTTGGTGGCCTACTCGGTCATCTCTGATATTTCACCTGACCTTGGTCGTGGTGATCTTCCACAGTACTTTCCTGTCGCTGGTGTCAATGACATGGCGACGGTTAGTTGCGGGTAGACGCGCCCGCGTCGGGGAACTGCTGTGCTGCACCGCTAGGTGCTCACCTCAGGACCGGATGTTTTTTTTCTTTAGCCCTGGAAATCAGGTCCCCCGTGAGGGGGTTTAGGTGTCAGTACAGACCGAGGCGGTCCCCTAGCTTATAAACTAGGGATTAACCCTCCAAGTCCGAACCTCATAACTGGTGACCAGGTGAGCGGTCGTTAATAAACAGAAGGAAATGAGCTTTGTGCCGCTCGTGAGGCATGTTTGCAGAAGGACGTAGACTCGAACCTGTCGAACCTTAAAGTCAGCC